ATCTGACCCAGGGCCGCAGCCAAGGCTTTCTTCTTGTTGTCGTCCATTAAAGTCCTCACGTAATCAATAAGGCCTGACGGCCAACACCTGTATAAGTAGCCAGTATTATTCCACAGCGTTTCGGGATCGCCTACCCCTCATTTGAGATTTCTCCGGAGGCATACTGCAGCAACCCCTCTAGCGCGGCCTTCACCGTTTGTCGGCGGACGTCATCGCGGTTACCGGCAAAGTATCGGCACTCCGAATACACGGCATCTCCGACCGCCCATGCCAGCCACACGGTGCCCACCGGCTTGTTTGGCGTACCGCCGTCCGGCCCCGCAATACCGCTGACCGCCACGGCAAAACGCGCGCGACTCTTGTGCTGGGCACCGCGCACCATGGCTTCGACCACTTCACGGCTGACCGCCCCGACCTCGGTGAACAACGCGGCGGGCACATTCAACTGCTGGGTCTTCTGGCGATTGGAATAGGTGACGTAACCCGCCTCGAACCACGCCGAGCTGCCGGCAATCCGGGTAATCGCTTCGGCGATCCCGCCGCCGGTGCAGGACTCGGCCGTGCTGACATGCGCATTGAGAACCTGCAAACGCCGGCCTAGTTGCGCGGCAAGCTGGGTGATTTCGTTCACGACTCTCTCCTTGATCAGGCGGGCATGCGCACTACCGTACACGAGCGAATCACGCTTGCAAGACGCAGGCTAGATCAAAATGTTAGCGAGCAAGCGCTCTGACATACGCCTGACAGGCCTGCAGGGCAATCAGTCCGCGGTCGCCTGTGTCGGTGATGCCGATAATTCGTTGAGCATGCGCCGGCTCAAGTCGGGCTCGTAGGGCTGCATGAACCACGCTGCCGGTGCCGGAGGCGGCTGACACAGCACAACCGGTGTCGGCATCACGGGGGTCGACAAGGACTGACAGGCGCAAATCAGCAGTGGCAAGGCGGTCGCGCAGGCGACCTTGATCACGTTGTGCATCGCTCAAGGCCTTTGAGTAGGTTTGATCGCTGGCCTGAAGACGCTGCTCCAGGGCCAGGCGCTTGTCCTGTTCGGCGCGCTGTTGATTCGCCGCCGCCAGCGTCAGTTGGTTCAGCGTCTCGCCGTGCAACCTGGCTTGTTCCGCCAGTTGCCGACCGTAACGCCAATCCTGAAGGTGCCAGGACACTGCCGCCGCACCGCCGGCCACAATGGCCAGCAGTACAGCGACGCCAATCACCCGGTATGGAAGTGGCATCAGACCGAAGGCTGGCATAACACCGCCCTCGCCCGTGTCCAAAGCTGCAAGCGTTCTTCCAGCCCGTTCAACCCGCCGTTGATCCTGCGGGTGATGCTGTTGAACTGCTCACGATCGGCCAGTTCGTTCAAGCCGTTCAGCTCCCAGAACCAGGCCGCCGACTCGGCCGCCCATTGCGGCTGTTCGAGCAACTCAGGCAGGGTCAGCAAACGCTCATCCCCGAACAGCCCAAGGCTACATCGACGATAGTTGTCGTGACCGGTGATCTGAATCAGCCCACGCCCCCGATAACGCTGACCATCACCGTCCGCTTCAGGCGTGTTGCCCAAGCGGACGGCCAGCGTGCCGGTATCGTATTTGCTGAGGTACTGGTCGCTGCCCAACTCACGCACATACCGCAATTGCCCCGATTCATGACCGATCTGCGCAAGGAACGCGGCGATGCGTTTGGGGGTGTTGATCTGGTGGCGATCCATAGCGGTGTTGAGGGCAGAAACGAAAACGCCCGCTTGGAGGCGGGCGTTGGGCATTATCTTGAGCAGTTGCCCTTCTGTTACAGGCATGAGGATGTCCTTGATTTACTTTTGTTTAAGGCCGAAGAGCGAGCGCAGCGAATTCGTCGATTCCTTGGGTTCGGATAACGTCAGAACCGGCCACTCGACTTCCAGGGGGTAGCCTGCTTGCTGTTCGATGCGGTTCAAGGCAACGCAGTAGCGTTTCCAGTCCTGCAGTGCGGATTGCTCCTGTTGCGTGGCATCCCCCAGATCGACGGCGTATTGAAGAGGGGCGATGCGCATGGCGGCGTCGCGCAAGCGGCTGTCTCGCTCTTTCAGAACACTTGCCAATTCGGCTGCTTCTTTCGCCGATTGATCAAGTTGCCAGTCGCCATCGAGCCAAACGTAATATTGACCGGGCCAAGGTTTATCGGTGAGGCCATCAGGTAACTCACCCAATTGTTCCCAGGTGGTCGATGCGCCTGTTTGCATTTGAAATACTGTGCCGCGGCGGTCACGCAATGCCTGCGGAGCTCCGTTAACCCAGGCCCATACAAAACCGCTTTCGGGTTCGGCAAGCGCGTCAGATAACTCGACGGCATTACTCGGTAATTGCACGCCGAGCCCCGGGACGACAGGAAACGCAATCGGCCCAATCAACTCACGGGAGTTATTGATCAAGTAGTTAAACATTGGAACCTCAGATCAGTTTGATACGACTGGGATAAGCGACGTTTCGAGGACGTGTCATCCCCCAGTAGTTACTGGAAATACTCTCCGCAGACGTGGCTGAGCAATAGTAAATCAGCCCATTAAAGTTAGTTGGGTCAGCCCCCACAGTGGCGAGATTCCCAATGCCCTGCACCGCCGGTGCCGAACCGTTATCTCCGGTGATGTTCGTACCTGATTGCCAGGTACCTGCACCACGAGATACATCCACACCTCGATCTTCATCAAGAACCCGGATAAATTCTCCCTGTGCCTCAGGCAAGCGAAACGTCGCTACCCCATCACCATAGGTCCAGGCTCCACCGCGATCCGACTCGGAGCGCAACATCCCTGATTGTTTTGCGTGATCCCACAACCAGGGCCAATCAGCCCGGTTAAGAAGCTTTCCATTCAAAGCTCCGTATCCACCGGGACTAAAGAGAGTCGTAGTTTCAAAAAACATGCGCCCCAGAGCGGCTCCGTCATAACGCCCTACGGGCCACCAGCTACCAGCACCATCGCAGCGTAAATGCCACCAGTCCCCAGCTCCCATCAACACCAGAAACGCATAGCCACTTGCACGAAGGTGGGTGTGAAACTTGATGGTATCCGTTCCTGAACACTGAACAACCAAGCGGTTACCGCTGTTGTCCACGCGTCGCAGGATGACGTCACGAACCCCCAAGCCCGCATTGGCCGCTGGCAACGTAACGGTGACGGCCTCGGTCCCTCCATTGACCAGTACAAGCCCCAACTCTTCAGGCGCCAGTACTTTGGAGCCGACAATATTTGTCACCAACGAAAGCATGGGGCTAGCCTTCGCCATAATCACTTGCAACGCCTTGAGCAACTGACCGTTATCTGCTTCAGACGGAGCCAGTCCGGCACTCGTAATAACCGCCAGCATTTCCTGAGTAACACTGTTACCCCACGTCGCGGGAATCAACGATCCCGGTGTTCCGGAAACCACGTTTTCATCAACAAACTTGCCATTCACCAGCCCTATACCGGGGACACTCTTTGGATAGTCCAATGTTCCACTCCTTATAAATGTCTATTGAGCAATGGTGGGCTCTACCGGTTTCACCGATTTCCTGACCCGCGTTTTTTTAACGGGAGCGGCCATAACGCTGACGGGGGCAACCAGTACCGGTCGCTCTGTCAGTGAGGGGAACTCTTCGGTAGCCGGCCAATTGCGCAAGTCACGGCGATAGGTTTGCAAGGCTTCGTATTCCGCGGCTGACAACGTAGTTGCAGCTCCCGTTTCCAGTTCGTCGCGATGCCTTGCAACCAAACCGTCGGTTTGAAACAGTTCGGAGTCGCGCCAGGCACGTTCGTTTGACGCAGACACTTCAGTTGACACAGACGGAGGATCCACAAGAATCGGGTAACCATCTTCAGGACGCACAGAAATAATCTTCGGCGATCTAGCCAACGCCTCAAGCAACGAGAGCCAATATGCCCTGGGTATTTCGATTACATCATCAGGAATATCCGCCCCATTTAACCCAACAATATAAGCACCCCGTGTTCGCGCGCTAAATAATATTGTACCGTTCAATTCAATACCCCTTCGCAATGTAATTAACAGCCCAGCCAGCCGCCATCTGCCCCGTATAGCTTCGAACTCTAAGTCGGCAACCTTGTTTTGTATTGGTACCGCCAATAAGAATGACCATTGCGATGTCACCACCGACATGATTGGCGACAACCGAAACACAGGCATTGGGAAAAGAGACTGGAAAAGTCACATACATTTCTCCATTCGCATCAGTCACACCATAACCCCACTGATCCATGTTGCCACTCGGATACCTCTGATACCCAGAAGCCCCGGTGACACCCGCGAACAGGGTGGCGTACTTCAGACTGGCAGTACCGTAAACCGTCCAGACCCCGGACTCTTTGACAAAGGTCGCATTCTCGCCTGCGGTCATAGTCATGCTATTGAGCATGGCGCCTTGCGGAGTGATTTGAGCCCCTGAATTACTGGCAACAGTAACAACCGAACTGGCACGACAATGCAGGCTTATCACCGCGCCAGCAGGGACCGCATTAACATCCGGCAACGTCACCGTATAACTTGTCATTCCGCCAAGGCCTATCGAACGACCAACGTCCGCGACGGTAAGTTGCTCTGATGCCGATATCCCGCGTGAACCTGCATAGTTCCCGAGTGCACGCTGCACAAATTCAGAGGTCGCCACCGACTTTCCTGCGTCAAACTGTGGTGGCGTAACAAACAGATTGGAACTGCGCAAGGCTCCCAGCAACTGATTGTTCGACGCTTCATCCGGTGTCAAACCGGCGGCCTGTACAACACTCAGAATTTCCTGAGTGACGCTATTTCCCCAACTCGCCGGAATCAACGATCCAGGTGTCCCGGTGACCGGGTTTTCATCGACAAACCTGCCATTCACCAGCCCTACGCCGGGTGTATTTTTTGGATAATCCATAATGTTTGTCCTCCAGCCGTGTTTGACCGGAATATTTGAACGAAAACAAAAACGCCCGCTGGGTTAGTGGGCGTCAGACATGTCTCTCAAGAGACTCATACTCATCGTGGCCGGGGCTAACCCGCTGCGCTCTACTGCGACAGATCGCTCACGACGTTATGCAGGGCCAGAATGGCTGCATCGCACACTTCTTTGGCCCGTTCAGTCTTGCCCTTGGCGACTTGAGCCCGGATCTGCTCCTTGGCTTTCAAGCGCAGGGTGCGCAGGGTCAACAAGCTGTTATTGAATTCGGCCGATTTGCCAAGAATGTTGTCGGCGGCCTCTTGGGCTGTTCGGCCTTTGACGGCCCATGCGCTCACGGACAGTGGGACAGCTTTTTTGGGGTAACCCGCGTCCTTGAAGGCCCGTGCATCGGCGGCAGCGCTCGCATATTCCATCGCGCGCAGCGGATCCCCGGTCAGAGCCTTGCGGGCGCTGTCGGCCGCCGCGTCCACTTGGGAGCAAAGACGCTCTGCATGGTCACGCTCTACCTCTGCCACTTTGGCGGGATTCAGCACCCATTCGGCGCCATCCCAGTCATGGGCTGGTGAAGGCTGAGCAGGACGAAGTTCACCGTCATGATCATGAAGTTCCTGAATGATTTTCATCGGATCAACTCCCAGGAAAGATGGACATTTACAGCGTCAGCGAAATTGACAGCGATACCAGAGCTGTAGTCAGCCAAGGCCTGGTGACTCTTCATGCCCATGCTCAACAGCAATTCATCACTGTCGGCACTGGCAGAGCCGTACGTGTGCTCTGCCTGGTAAACCTGCCAGAGCGAGCGCAGTTGAGAGTGATCAAAACTGGCCGTCAGCGTCGATACCGTTACGTCGCTCAAAACGTTATTGGTAAACAGCATGCAAGGTACCGGGTTGGCCGGGTTGGCCCACCCTGTAGAAAAGTTTGAACTCGTCGTCAGTACCGGGGACAAGAAGCAATAATTGCCTCCCAACCACCCGGCTGTCGCAAAGGCCAGTGAGGTCACCGCAGTAGCAGAAGGCGTAGGATTACCGGCGACAAGACGCGCCGCACGAGCATGCGGGTCAAGCGGCAGGTAAATCACTCCCGTACCATTGACCGTCTGAGTCCAGGAAAGTCGGGCACGGTTATAGATCTGGCGCACGACTGGTACGGTGCCAGGTGCGGCAGTCACCACCCAGGCAAGGCATATATCCAATGTGGTTGAGGCAAAACCACCCCCGGCAGCGCCGTTGATCGTCCCTTTCTGAGAATCCGGCGCAATGTCAAAAAGGGTTCCACGCTGCATGTAAAAAGTCAGCGCACCACCCACCACCTGAGCCCTGAGGAAGTACCCCGAGTTCGGCAGCAAGTCCGCACTGCTCCATGCCGTTGTCATGAAGGTTCGAGACCGGCCGAGTTGCCCAGCCAGCACCTCCTGACCAATGCTGATGTACACACCCGCCGGAATCGACACCTTCCCGCCACTGGTCGAAATAGCTGTCGGTGTCACCGGCAGACGCGCATCAGCTGTCGCCACCGTCGGCAAAGGTAACGCCGCAATGGGCAATGCCAGATCCTGATTCCAGCCCTTGGCCGTAACGCTCTGAATCGCTTGCAACAACTGATCGTTTTTCGTCTCATCCGGGGTCAACTCGCCCGCCTTGATGACGTTCACAATCTCCTGGGTGACTCCATTACCCCACGCCGCCGGAATCAGTGACCCCGGCGTTCCGGTCAGCGGGTTTTCATCGACAAACTTGCCGCTGATCAACCCGGCGCTGGGCACACTCTTCGGATAATCCATTTCCTATCCCCTAGTCATAATTGATGTGCACTAGCGTATGCGCCGGTGCACTGCGGTGGATCAAACACTCCAGCGCCGAGCCCGGGTTCATGCCAAAGCGTTCGCCCCAGTAACTGGCACCGAAGCGCCGCCCCAACAGCAAGCGACCGCCGGTGTTGAGGGTCCACATGAACTGCGCCTGCCAGGTACCGAAGTGCGCCGCACCGAAACGCGAGCGGCCCATGCGCGGGGCTTCGAGTTCGGTGATGGTGGCGTTCGGGTAGCCCTGGGTGCGGGCGATTTCGACGAAGTAGCTGATCGCCTGGCTGCCGACCGCAAGCAGCCGCCGGCGTACCGCGAGGCGGCGGTCGTCGAACAGCGGGGTCAGGCCCAGGCATGGGTCGGGCAGGTTCATCACCCGTTCCCAATCCGGCACCAGTTCACTGACACCGGCCGGGTCCATTTCGTTGAGCAGGTCGGCGGCGCGGGCGTCGAGACGTGCCAGTTCCTGGGAGACGCCCTCCAGCACTTGCTCCAGTTCCGGGACCCGCTCCGGGTCCCAGGCCGGGCCGCTGGGCAGCAGGCTGCGCAGTTGGGCCTGGTATTGCTCGGCGGTTCTTATTCCAGCCATACGCAGCCTCCGAACGTCAGCAGCTGATTGCTCGCGGCCGTAACGTCGGCGGCTGGCGCGACCAGTTTGTGATCGCTTTCGCCGGTGGCGCTGCTGATGGCTTCGGCAATGTGGGTCAGCAGCAAGGTTTCACCGAGCCCGGCCTCACGGTTGTGCAGGTCGCGCAATTGCGCCTCGACGGCGGCGCGTACAGCGCTGGTGTCAGGGGTCAGGCGCAGGTTGTAGGTCACCGGCAACTGCACCGGCGCCAGCACATGCAGCTCGGCAGTGACCGGGCGCAAAGGCTCGATGTACGCCTGGACCAACGCCAGTTGTGTCGCATCCGGAACCGGTTGCGGGTCGTCGTCACGCATGACGAACAAACCGACAGTGCCTGGCCCCAGATAGCTGCCACGACACCAGGCGCGGGTGATTCCCGGGCACTCCAGCGCCCAGGTTTCATAGTCTTGCGCCGAGCCACCGTGAGGGATGATGCGGTACGAGCGAATCACCCGCGAGCGCAGCGATTCGAGGCTTTCGCGAGCGATGCCGCCGGTCAGTCCCGGCGTCAGCACGGTGAAGACTCCGCCGATGCCCTGGATCGGTTGCACCGGGATCAGCGTCATGCCCGCATCGGCATTGCCGAGGGATCCGGCGTCCAGTGCAGCGATGGTGGTGCTGTTGAGACCATTGCTGGTGGTGAGCGCGGCGGTCACTTTGTAGGTGCGACCGTCGCTCGATTGCAGC